CTACGCAGCAGGACGCCTGCGGCGGGGACGTCGACCTTTTGACCCTGAAGGTTTGCCAGCACCATTTGCCGGTTTGGGCTTGAACCCCCGGCGGCGGTTGTTCTGGCGACGCGCCGGTTTTTGAGTTTCTATCCCTTCGGGCATGGAGCCGCTTGCCACTGGAATTTCGATCTTCATCAGCTTCTGAATCTGAAGCAACAAATCGACTTCTTCCGGAGAGCAGAAGGCAATAGCCTCACCTTCGCGCCCGGCACGGGCTGTGCGGCCGATACGGTGGACATAATTATCTGGCACTTCGGGCAGGTCGAAATTGATGACATAGGCAACACCGGGGATATCGATACCACGGGCTGCGACGTCGGTGGCCACCAGGACATTGACCTCGCCTGCGCGAAACGCCTTGATCGCGCGGTCGCGTTGCCCCTGGCTTTTGTTGCCATGGATCGAAGCGGCGTTGTAGCCGTCGGCCACCAGTCCCTTCATCAACCGCTCGGCCCCGTGTTTAGTGCGCGAAAACACCAGCGTTAGGGCATTGCTGTCTCGTGAGAGAATCTCGCGCAGTTTGGCTGGCTTTTCGGGTTTTGAGACGAAATGCACGGACTGAGTAATTTTATCGGCGGCCTTGCCCGGAGGCGAAACCTGCACCCGTTGCGGGTTATTCAGATAGGCTCGGCTGAGTTCTTCCATTTGCTTGGGCATGGTCGCGGAAAACAGCATGGTTTGACGCGGCGTTCCCAAAGCGGGTGCAATGCGACGCAATGCGTGAATAAAGCCAAGATCAAGCATCTGGTCTGCCTCGTCAAGCACGAGATGCCGGACTGCGCCGAGGTCAACCGCGCCTCGGTCCATTAGGTCAATCAAGCGACCGGGGGTTGCGACCAGAATATCAGTGCCACGGGACAGGAACATGATCTGCTTGTTGATCGATTGTCCGCCCACAACGGTCGCCACACGCAGCTTGGAGCCTTTGGTTAGGAAGCGCAGGCTGTCGGCGATTTGGTTCACCAGTTCGCGGGTCGGTGCAAGGATCAGCGCTTTGGCTGTCTTTGGATCAGGTTTTCCCGGCTGAGCCAGCAGGTGGTCGATCAGAGGTAGGCCAAAGGCCAGTGTCTTGCCTGTACCAGTTTGGGCCAGCCCGAGGATATCGTGCCCATTCAGCGCCAGCGGAATGGCTTGATTCTGGATCGGGGTGGGTTGTGTGAAATTGGCGCTCTTCAGTGCTTTGTTGAGTGCGGGGGCAAGGCCCAGCATGTCGAAGTCGAACAAAAAATTATCCTTTTTGTCCGGAGCTATCGCCCACGGACAGATCGTGACGGGTCGCATGTGGCGACCAGCAGGGTTGTGCGAGACCTCGGGACGGGCAGGCGCACCCTGCGCTATCCGGTCGTCGCGTCAAGAACCCTGCGTGATGGGGAACTGTAATGTGGATCGGGCGCTGTAGGGCGGAAGAGGTCCGCGCAAGCTCACGCAGCAGCGCTTTGATTGGCGGCAAATGGGGGTTGAGGGAAGGATTGTCAAGCTAGCATTTGTAAATGGAGCCATGCGTTGGCAGCGAGGGTGTCAAATTTAACGCGTTTCTTAGCCCGGTTTTGAGTGACGTCCTGAAGCAAGAGGGTGGTTTTGATGGTTTTTCAACGAGAGCAGTATTCGCGAAGCAGCTATGCTGGGGGCTGAAAGTCTTACTTCTGCGTACGCTCCCTGTTGCGTTCGTGTTGCGTAACTAATTGACATTGCGAACTTAAATCCATATAAGTTGTGTCATGCTAGAAGAAGTGGGCAACGGCCACGGGGAAACCCAGCGGCCGTTTTTCGTTTCTCTCGTGCGGAGAAAACTCACGCATGAGGTCACAGGCAAACATGACTTTGATTACCCCGGAAGAGCGGATTTCCCAGACGGCTGATTTGTTGCAGTCGCTTGAGAGGTCCATTCGCGATCTGCGGCAAGCGGCGGAAGACCTGCGCAAACAGATCGGTGCCGGGGAGGATGCAGATCTTGCTGGTTCAGCCAGGCAACTCGGGCAGTTAGAGGGGCTGATCCGAAGTTGTCAGAAAGTGGAGACAAGCTTTGTCGAACAACATCACAGACAAGCCGGAATTGCCCAAGGGGGGTACGCGCTCGACCTTGAGCGCGCTCGATTTGAAATCGGGTGCAGGTTGGCTCGCCTCCGCCGATGCTGCGGTGCGGGAGAGATTTCTGAGTGAGATCGGGGAGGGGGGGCTGTGTGCCCTCCCTTTACATGCGTTTCGTCTAAGCGGGACGGGCTCTGAGCGATCCGTGCGTGGGCGAAACGTGGGCTGAGAGAGGGTTCGGGTGTCCCCAGTCCAAGGATGGCCTGCAGCAAGGCCGGACCGGGAACGCCCTCGCTAGCCAGCGCCCCAAAGCGAAACACTCTTCGGACTGACCGCATCTGAAGAAAAACACACCACCAGTTTCAGGGGAAGATACCCAGAACAACGCGCTACCCCATAGGGGACCAAACCTACGGGGTAGCGACTTTTTCAGCGATATTGGGACGGGCCGACCAAAGCCCACCTTCCATAAACCACGGGCGAGGGTCCGGGGCAATATACCGTTGTCGGGGGCCGTTGTGACAACGCTAAGTGTTTGAGAAATAACGAATATCTTGTGCAGAGCGTTTCCTCATGTTATTTTATATTCAGGAAATGGAATATGATTCGCCCGAAAGGACCACGACATGAAACGCTACAAAAATCATTCCGTCATCACCACCGAGACCGGCACCTACCGCGTGTTCGCGGACGGGATGTACTGGCACATTCTGGAATCCAGCCCGTTCGGCGGCACCCTGAAAACAAGCCAGGGTGGATACCTCACCCGCGAAGAGGCCGAAGCCAAAGCGGAGGCGATGTAATGGACGCCCAAAAAACCTGCACACAATGCAAGACCGAGAAGCCCGCCACGGACTTCTACCCGGACAAACGCGCCAAGGACGGTCTCCGCGCCGCATGTAAGGAATGTGCGAAGGCGCAGTCCCGGCAGCAGCAAAAGGCAGACCGGACCAAGCACAACAATCGAATGAAGGCATGGCGCGAGGCCAACCCCGACAAATGGCGGGCAATCCAGAAACGGACACATGCGAAGCGTAAAGCCAAGAAATTGGCAGGAAATCACAAGCGCGGCTGAAGCCCAGTAAATAAATACGGAATAGGAGGACCACCAATGACCGTACGCATCAAATGGCACCGGGAGGCCGTCTACGCCGCAGCCAGAACCTGCAACACCAAGGACGGCTTTTACCGCAAGTATGGCGCAGCATACAACGCCGCCAAGGCTGACGGGTATTTGGTTGAATTGTTCGATCACATGGGTTGGGCTCCACCTAAAAAAATGGATTGGACCGTGGGGGACGTGATAGCCGATGCCCGCCGGTTCAGGACCGCAGCCGAATGGAAGCGTGAATCCCACAAGGGTTACAGGAAGGCCACCCAACTCGGGTGCCGCGCAGAGGCATCAGCCCACTTCGATTACGAGTTGGGCCGTGAAATTTTGGCCAAAAAGGTGTCCGCCACCAAACTGGCTCAACATGCTGCCAAGGGTCCTAAGTGGTCAGACGCGGAGTTGATCAAAAGCGCTAAGCCCTTCATGAACCCCAAGGCGTGGAAGGACGCCAATCCGAACTTTTACAGGCAAGCTATGGATCGCGGCCTGTTGCCCCGAGCCACCGCTCACATGACTGACAAGCTCATGGTGTGGACCGAAGAAAGCATCTGGGAGGCCGTGGCAGTTTGCGACACCAACCGGGACTTTAGGGAAGAATTCCCGAGTGCTTATAACGCTGCCCGGGACATGGGTATTCTGGACGAAATCAACGCGTCGTTGGAAAAACACGGCAGATACACCGAGTGGAGCCGGGAAAAAATTCTGGCCAGCATCGAGGGCTTCGACACGATTACGGATTGGTATCACGCACACAGTGGGGCGCGGAAGGCCGCAGAGCGCCTCGGGATGGTCGAAGAAATACGGGATATTATTGGTGTTGCTTCGGCTGGTTTCGACCCCGAAAGCCCCGGGCAACTCTACTATGTGAAGGTCCAGACGGACGTCCCCGGGGAATTCGTGTACAAGATCGGGATCACGGTATTCGACAACCTGTATCGCCGGTTCCAAGGGGACATGTGGCGTGTAACAGTGCTTAAAACGTGGGCCTTTGACCGCATTGCCGATGCCAAGGACCGGGAAACCATGGTCAAAGAAACATTTAAGGAATTTGCCTACACGGGACCAAAGTTCATGAGCAACTGGGGCGAAACCGAAATGTTTTATAAGGACGTCCTAGGGCTCGACCGAGAGGTTGCCTGATGCCTACCCCAACTCTGTATGAAGAGGCCCTTGCCCACACTGCGCCGATAGATGGGCAGTTCCCACGACCTTGGATGTCCGACAACGTGATTCAGTTCCCGTGCAAGGACGCACAGCCGAGTTCGCCTGAGTTGCCCACCTGTGCATCTTTGCGAACCGGGACCCACGAACCCGAACAACCTGCAGCGCCCCGCTTCTGGTGGGTCGGAACGGCCTTTCTGCTGGTCCTGGGGTATCTAGCCGGGGTCGGGATACTTTCCTTGATGGGCTGAGAACCCAAAGGAAGCCACGGGGATGGGGTCGGGACGGGCGGAAGCGATTTCCAGGCCATATCCACACCGGAGGGGGCCTCTCGGGGCCCCGGAAAGGCCCGCAACGCTAGTGGACGGTGGCCCCGTCATTAGGGGCGAGGCGAAACAGCATCTGGTATACATCCTCGACGTCGACTGAGACGTTGCAAAGGGCACAATGCTCCACGACCATGAATGCACAATTGCGCACATGGGCTATTGCAGCGGGGAAATCGAGCCCACACTCTAGTGATTCCTGAATGGCCTCATGGACAAGGACGCCCAGAACAAATTCAGTCATCAGGGTTTGTTCGGTACCGGTCGACGTCACTTCGGAGCCTTCAGAGTTTTGCGGTAAATTTTCAACGCCTCTTTGACGAGTTGGGCGTTGGCCGATGTAATCATTGTCTGCAACGCCTTTGGTGTGTTCTCCTTTATGGTGCCATGCCAGAACGGCTTCTTAGGATAGGCACCCAACTTGCGACCGCGTTTATCACGACCACCAGCCGACCGGCCAGTCTCCAAGAGACGATAAAAGTTGAGACGGCCTTTTTTACTACGTGACGGGTCGCCCAAATAAACCCTCGCAATGGCTCCAGCCTTTTTGAGTTGCTGGCGTTTGCGGGGTTGCCACATATGTATCGACTTTCGCAGTCTGCCCGGGCCAGCATACCCATACTGGACATATTTGCGCTTCCCTTTGACGGCCTTACGCCTGACGGCTGTACGCATCTCCCTAGCCGCCACTGCAACACCCCGACGACCGACGTTGACTGCAACATTCGTGGGCAGGTCGAGTAGGCCCTTTTGCAATTCTGCAAAGCCTTGAATCTCAAAACCGTTTCCGCCTATCTTGGTCGCCATTCGTCGGGGTGCTCCTTTTTATGCCAGTTGCAGTGTTTTGCTCTGGATTGCCGTGGACGGAACCCGGTCGACTGGTTGAATGGTCGGCTCGGGGCCCGACAGGTTCACTTTATGGGTGAGCCCTGTTATGGGGTCTTCGATATATACCCAACGTAGGGTCGGAGTTTGCTGCAACGAAACCCGAATGGCCGGGCCGGGTCGGTCTGTTGAACGTCGGTTGCGTATCATGGTCATTTTCCCTTCTTCGCTGTTGTGGCCCGTTATGGTGGGCCGGTGGTCTCGGACATCTCTGTCCGTATCAGGGCCATCGTTTCATTCACGCGGGCCTGAATCTGAGTATCGTCCAAGGGCTTGGCGTCCCGTTGGGCGATGGTGGCATCTAAAATCGATTGGCTGGCGATGCCGTGGAGGGCCTGACGAATCAACTCTTCGTCTATCATGGCGCGGGCACGACCTCGCTTGGACGCCAAAAGGTGTGCTCCCACACCGGCATGCCTTCCTGCCCAAGTTGTCCACCTTGGACAAGGTCGGGCGCAACGGTCTTGGTGACGGCGAAACGGGTTTCGTCCACTGGGGGCTCGAGTAACGTCCCAAACTTAGTTCGTCTTGGTGCCATCATCGGCCTCCTCTTCACTTTGCACCGGGGGCGTTTCTGTGAACCCAGGGCAGTTCGGGTATCCACAAGCCGGGAACCCACAATCTGGAAAGTTGCAGTCAGGATAATTTCCCATTTTCTGCGGCCCCTTGTGCCTTGGTGCGCGCGGCCTTGGCGGCTCGGACGGCATGTTTATTCGGACGGGGAACAACCGAGACCTTGGGCGTGGTTTGCTTGGAATAGTCGTGCACCAAAACGCCCCCTGAATAACGGTCGGACAGTCCGGTGTATTCTCCGCGAGTGACTTTCTCGGTCATGCTTGAATCCCCTCATGTTTCAGACGGTCGTTGTAAGGCTGCATTGCAACGGTCACTGCGGCCTTGAGGTCTTTAGTGGCGGGAACGTGATAAGTCACATCCGCTTCCACTGCAGTGGCCACGATTTGGCCGGTCCTTGTGCTGCGAACGGCGCAACACAACCGGTGTTGGCCGTCGCGGTCCACGGCGTAGGTCAAATGCTTATGTGGGCTTGGCTCGAACATCAGGACCAACCCCGGTCCACATATGCGACATAACTGGGGGCCATCATCCCCCAAGACATGCCCGAATAAACAACTCTGATGGCAGTGGCCGACATCTGGAACATCGACTTGACCTCGGACGCCGGAACGGTTGTCGCGGCATCACTGATCTGGATATCCCCGGCAGCATCCGACCCGTGATCGGCCCCGTTGCCCTGCATCTTGGGGTCTGCACCAGCAGCATCGGTCATCACCAATGTGGCGGCATTTGACTGGTCGATTTCCGGGACCGCCAAGGCGATGGCCAGGGCTGCAGCGTCCAGAATGATAATCCGGGTTTCCGGGACGTTGTTGCTCACGATATATGGACGACCGTAGATGGTGCCTTCGTTAAGCATTGCATCGTGGAAGATGTATTGCCCATTCTCCCGGGCCAACATAAGAGCCAGTTCGGTTTGGGGGGATATCAAGAATACCGGGTTACGAGCTCGAGCGGTCGCCATAGCGCCCAACAGACCCTTCAGGTCGTCGTCATACCCGGCTCCCGGCGTTAGCGGAGTGACACCGGTTAGGATACCACCGGGGCGCAGGGCTGGAACCGGCCCGTCGGTCGACAAAAACGCTTCATCGGCGGCAACCAATGTATCTTCAAGGATGAATTCGCGAATTGTCGATTGGATAGATGGTACAGACACTTGCGCCAACTCGTCTGAATAGGCGCTGATACCAGCTAACTTGTACCGAAAGAACGTGGCCGACCCAAGCGAACCTTGCAACATTGGGATGGTCGCGCCTTCCTCGACCCAAGCCCCGCGCATGGTGCCCTTTGGGCCGCGCAACGGCACGGTCAGGCTGTTGTTGGGCCCGAAGTCCAGCGGGGTGGCAAAACCCCGGGATACGAGCGAACCCAGAACCGAGACCTCGCCCACGTCTTGCCAAAAACCCAACACATCATGATTGGTCAACTCCGAAGCCCACGCCGCATCAAGGGTACGGGCCGGGCCCGTGGCGCTCTTTCGGAGCATCTTCTTGGAGACAGAACGCGACAGTTTATGGTTTTTGGCGTCGAACAGACTGTCGATGGTCTTGCCGACCGGGGTGCCGTTGGTCCGACGCAAGAACTCGGCGGTGGCCGATGCCACGAGACAATCCAACAGGCGCGGTGCCTTCTGGACGGCCTTGGGTTTGGCCGGTTCCTTGATGACGGCTTCTACGACCTGCGGGCGCTCCATTACGCGACGAAGCGCCGACATTTCGTTGACCACTGTAGGGACAACCGTTCTAGCTTCGAACGCATCCTTCAGTTCGACTGACAAAACGTCCCAAAGTTCGGCGGCGGCTGCTTCGGATAGTTGACTGACCATCTTCGGACGGAGGGCGGGAGGCAGAGCCAGGACCCTTGGATCGTTTTCAAAATTTAGGTCTTTCATACATCAGTCCTCCAGAAATGCAGAGGCACTGGCCTCAATATGTTTCGCGGTTTGGTCCCCGATGCCCTCAACACGGGCTTCTAGGGCGTCCAGTCGCTGATTGATTTCTCGGGTGTGCTTCACGATGAGTTGGCCCATCACCTCGGAGATTTGTTTCGTGGTGGGGCCTTTGGTGGTTGCTGCCCGGGGCGCGGGCTCTGACCTGAACGGATTTTGCATCAACGGAAGTCCTTTTTGACTTGTTTGGCCCAACCCAAATAGGCCGAACGCAGTTGTTTCACGGCACCCGAATGGACCTTGAAAGAATGCTCGGGTACCCGGTGCTGATTGCCGAGGATATGCCGGATGCGGCTTCGGACAGTTTCTCGATCGCCTTTGGTGACTTCCAAGCCGGTTACACCATTGCTGAACGTCCCGATTTGCGCGTGCTGCGTGATCCGTTCAGCGCTAAGCCGCATGTCCTGTTCTATGCGACCAAACGTGTGGGCGGCGACGTAAGCGATTTTGCTGCAATCAAGCTGGTGAAATTCGGCACTGCCTAAGCGGTGGCGGATCCGGGGGGCCACCGGCCCCTCGGGCGGCGGGCGCGGGCCGGGGTGAGATCCCCCGCGTTGTCTAGCTGCTCCCCTCCGTCCGAGCAACGTGGGGCGGCGCGTGCCCGTCATTTTCCAGGAATGCGGCCCCGGAGGGGTCCGAGATTGCGGAGTGAATGGATGATATTGATCGAAGAAACCGCCATCGCGGATGCGGCGCTGCCGGTGGATCAGTTCAAAGCGCATCTGAGGCTGGGTACAGGCTTTGCTGAAGGCGATGTGCAGGATGAAGTACTCAAGGGGTTCTTGCGTGCGGCGATCGCGGCGATTGAGGCGCGTACCGGCAAGGTTTTGATTGCGCGGGATTTTTCGTGGAGCCTTAATGGTTGGCGGGATTCGTCGGGTGAAGTTTTGCCGGTTGCACCGGTGATCTCGGTGCAGGCGGTGACAGTGACTGACACACAGGGTACTGAAGCGGCTGTCGATGCGGGTACCTATCAATTGGAACGAGACGGTCAGCGACCGCGCGTGCGTCCTAGGGGTTCAAGCTTGCCTGCAATTGCAACGGGCGGTTCTGCAAAGATCAGCTTTGTTGCGGGGATGGCGCAAGATTGGGGCGGGCTGCCTGCCGATTTGGGTCAGGCGGTTCTGCTGTTGGCTGCGCATTACTACGAGTACCGCGATGAAACTGCATTGAGCGCGGGTTGTATGCCTTTTGGCGTCACAAGTTTGATCCAGCGCTATCGCATGGTGCGTTTCGGTGCGGGAGTGGCGCAATGAATCTACCGCATCTGAACCGCAGATTGATGCTGGAAGCCCCGATACGAAGCGCGGATGGATCGGGCGGTTACATCCAGACCTGGGCTGCACTGGGAACGTTATGGGCAGAGGTCACAGCGCGCAGCGGGACAGAGCGCCAAATCGCTGGGGTGTCAGTTTCGAGGGTTGGGTATCGCATTGTCGTGCGTGGTGCCCCGGAGGGATCTTCCATGCGTCCTGCGCCTGATCAACGGTTTCGGGAAGGCAATCGCCGCTTTGTGATCCGTGCTGTGGCAGAGCGCGATCCACGCGGACAGTACCTGACCTGTTTCGCGGATGAAGAGGTGGCAGCATGAGCTATGGCGTGTCAGCAGCCCTGCAAGCGGCCGTGTATCAACAGTTGTTGGGGGACATCGCGGTCAGCAATCAATCTGGCGGCGCAATCTATGACGCGGTGCCCGCCGGTGTTGTGCCGCAGACCTATGTGACCCTTGGACCGGAAGAGGTGCGCGACGCGTCCGACCGCTCGGGTGCGGGCGCGATTCATCGATTTACGGTTTCGGTCGTGTCCGAAGCGGCTGGGTTTGGCGTAGCGAAGACCCTGGCGGGCGCGGTTTGCGACGCTTTGGAAGGTGCGCCATTGACGTTGGATCGCGGCCATTTGGTGGGCTTGTGGTTCGAACGCGCCCGCGCACGGCGCACAGGAACTGGCGGCACGATCCGCCAGATCGACCTGAGATTCCGCGCCCGCGTGGAAGACGATTAAGCAATCAACGGAGAGAACACATGGCTGCCCAGAACGGAAAAGACCTTTTGGTCAAAGTGGATATGAACGGAACGGGACTGTTCCAGACGATCGCTGGTTTGCGCGCAACGCGGATCAGCTTCAACGCCGAAAGTGTGGATGTCACCAGCCTGGAAAGCCAGGGCGGGTGGCGCGAGCTGTTGTCGGGCGCGGGGGTCAAGTCGGCCTCGATTTCGGGCTCGGGGGTTTTCAAGGACGCGGGGACAGATGAGCGCGCGCGACAGTTGTTCTTTGATGGTGAGACGCCCGGCTTCCAGGTGATCATTCCTGATTTCGGCGTCGTTGAGGGGCCCTTCCAAGTAACCAGCATCGAGTATGCAGGGTCGCACAATGGTGAAGCGACTTATGAGATGAGCATGGCAAGTGCCGGCGCTCTAACCTTTACGGCGCTTTGATCAGATGGCCAATCCGTGGACGGGCGAGGTGGCGTTGACCATCGATGGAGAGCGGCGGGTGCTCAAACTGACGCTGGGTGCTTTGGCGGAACTGGAGCAAGAATTGAACGCGGGGTCGTTGGTCGAATTGGTGCAGCGGTTTGAAGGTGGGGCCTATTCCAGCACGGATGTCTTGGCCCTGATCGTCGCCGGTTTGCGGGGTGGAGGCTGGGACATTTCCCGCACTGATCTGCTTCATGCCGAAATAGAAGGCGGCCCCATGGCTGCGGCGAGAACCGCAGCCGAGCTGCTGGCGCGGGCCTTCATGGTACCGGAGGGCGCATGAGTGGCTTCGACTGGTCCGCCCTGATGCGTGCCGGGTTTCTGGGCTTGCGTCTGACCCCGGAACAGTTCTGGCGTCTGACCCCGGCCGAGTTGCGGCTGATGCTGGGGCAGGGTGCCGGAATGTCCGCAATGAACCGGGCGGGGTTGGACGCGCTGCTGGCGGCCTATCCGGACAAGACACAAGGAGAGCGTAATGACGGATCGTGACGGGTTTGATGACCTGCAAGAACGGGGAGAGGCGCTGGGCGACTCTCTGGGCGATGCTGCAACCATGGCAGCAGCGTTCGATAGCCAGATGAAGCGCATAAGCGCCGCGTTTGAGGAAACCGGCAAGGATGTCGCGACACTGGAACGTGGGATGTCCAGCGGACTGCGCAAGGCATTCGACGGCGTTGTGTTGGATGGAATGAACCTGTCGGATGCGTTGGATGTTCTGAAGAACTCTTTGATCCAAACGGCTTATGCGGCTGCGATCAAGCCTGTCACGGACCATTTCGGTGGAATGTTGGCGAATACAGTCGGTGGATTGGTGAAGGGCATCCTGCCCTTTGCTGATGGTGGCAGTTTCAGCCAGGGCCGGGTGATGCCTTTTGCCAATGGTGGTGTCGTCAGCAGCCCGACCATGTTTCCCATGCGTGGTGGCACCGGACTGATGGGCGAGGCGGGGCCCGAGGCGATCATGCCGCTGGCAAGGGGTGCCGACGGCAAGCTGGGCGTCCGCACACAGGGCGGAGGGCGTGCCGTGAATGTGGTGATGAATATCACGACGCCCGACGTACAGGGGTTCCGCAGATCTCAGGGGCAGATCGCCTCGCAGATGAGCCGTGCATTGGGGCGTGGCAATCGAAACAGATAAAACAGGGAGCATGTCATGAATTTCCACGAGGTAAGGTTTCCCGCCAGTTTGAGCTTTGGCTCGGTCGGCGGTCCCGAACGGCGCACGGACATCGTGACGTTGGCCAACGGGTTCGAAGAACGCAACACCCCTTGGGCTCATTCCCGTCGCCGTTATGATGCGGGGCTGGGAATGCGATCATTGGACGATATCGAAACGCTGATTTCGTTCTTCGAGGCGCGGCAGGGGCAGATGTTCGGCTTCCGGTGGAAGGATTGGTCGGATTTCAAGTCCGGCAAGGTCACGCTGGATGTCGATTTTTCGGATCAGGTGATCGCCCAGGGCGATGGCGTCACCACCGAGTTCCAACTGATCAAAACCTACAGCTCGGGCGGGGTCAGCTATGCGCGCCCCATTGTCAAACCAGTTCTGGGCACCGTGCGTTTGGGGGTGGATCAGGATGAAATCCGCGAGGGCGTGGATTTCGATGTGGATCTGGCGACCGGCAAGATCACTTTTGCGGATCCACCTCCGGAAGAAGTTGATATCACCGCCGGGTTTGAATTTGACGTGCCGGTTCGGTTTGACACCGACAAAATCCAGACCAGCGTTGCCAGTTTTCAGGCCGGTGATGTTCCAAATGTTCCTGTGGTCGAGGTGCGTGTCTGATGGTCGGGGATATTCAAGGCCTGCACGCGCATTTGCAAAGTGGGATGACAACAGTGTGCCGGTGCTGGGCGATAAAACGCTTGGATGGGCAAGAATACGGTTTCACCGATCATGACATGGAGCTGGTGTTTGAAGGATTGACCTTCAAAGCCAGTTCAGGGCTGACCGCGACGGCCATTGAACAGGCCACAGGCCTTTCAATTGACAATACCGAAGCCATGGGTGCGCTGTCGGATGCTTCTATTCGAGAAGAGGATATCGACGCCGGGCGTTTCGACGGGGCCGAGGTTCGGGCCTGGTTGGTAAATTGGGCCAATCTGGAACGGCGTGTATTGCAGTTCCGAGGCTCTATTGGCGAACTGCGGCGCGCGGGTGGCGCGTTTCATGCTGAATTGCGCGGACTGACTGATTTGCTGAACCGGCCTTTGGGACGGATTTACCAGAAGCCCTGCACGGCTGTTCTGGGGGATCAGAATTGCCGGTTCAACATGGACTCGCCCGGGTACTGGATTGATGGCGCAGTCATCGGCTTTGATGGCGGAACTGTATTGTTGGTGAACGGCGGAGAAACCATCGCAAACGGTTGGTTCGACCGCGGCCGGGTCGATGTGGTGTCGGGTCCTGCAAAAGGGCTGTGGGCCTCGATCAAGCGAGACCGGCAAACAGGACGCGGGCGCGAGATCACGCTGTGGTCAGGGTTTGGCGAAAACCTGGTCGCGGGCGACTTGGTCCGACTGCGGGCAGGGTGTGACAAACGCATGAAGACCTGTCGGTCGAAATTCAACAACATTCTGAACTTTCAAGGTTTCCCGGATCTTCCTGGGGAGGATTGGGTGATGGCTGTTCCCAAGAAAGGCAAAGCCAACAACGGAGGAAGCCTACGGTGACACTCAAGAAACAGGACATTGTCGCTGAGGCACGCAGCTGGGTTGGAACGCCATATGTCCATCAGGCTTCAACCAAAGGAGCAGGTACGGATTGCCTGGGTTTGCTGCGTGGTGTGTGGCGTGCCCTGATCGGGCAAGAGCCCGAAGCCGTTCCGATCTACAGCCTGGATTGGTCCGAGCCGCAAGGGGAAGAACGCATGTGGGCGGCCGCGCAGCGGCATCTGGTCGAAAAACCGGTCTCCCGGTTCGCACCCGGAGATGTGCTGTTGTTTCGGATGCGCGAGGGTAGCGTGGCCAAGCATCTGGGCATTGTCAGCGCGACGCAGCCCACCCCGCGTTTCATTCACGCGTATTCCCGTCGCGGTGTTGTCGAGAACGCTCTGAGCGTCCCGTGGCAGCGCCGGGTCGTTTCCTGTTTTGAATTTCCGTTGGAGGAGCTCTGATGGCTACCATTCTTCTTTCTGCAGCTGGCGCAGCACTGGGCGGTTCGATCGGTGGTACGATTGCTGGCTTGTCGACGGCCATCATTGGGCGGGCCGTGGGCGCCACGATCGGACGGGTGATTGACCAGCGTTTCTTCAGCCAATCTGTCATGGGAAGCGGCAGCGAAGTTGTCGAAACCGGGCGGATGGACCGCTTTAGGCTCACTGAAACGGGCGAGGGCGCACCGGTCAGCACGGTGTTCGGGCGCATGCGCGTAGGCGGTCAGGTTATCTGGGCCTCGGATTTCCTGGAAACGCAAACATCGACGACCGAGGGGGGCGGTGGCGGTGGTAAAGGAACGCCCAGCACACCCGAAGTCACAACCATCTCATACAGCTACTCGGTTTCGTTGGCTATCGCGGTCAGCGCGGGCGAAATTGCGGATGTGGGACGTGTGTGGGCGGATGGTGAAGAACAAGAACGATCCAGCCTCAATATGCGGATCTACCATGGTACGCAAAATCAATTGCCCGACCCGCTGATTGAAGCCATTGAGGGCGCAGGTACTGTACCGGCGTATCGGGGAACGGCCTATGTGGTCATCGAAGATTTCCCGCTTGCCGCCTTTGGTAACCGCGTGCCGCAGTTTTCATTTGAAGTCGTACGGCATGCACAGCGTGACATGCCCGATCATGACAGTGCGGTCTCGCAGCTCGTACGGGGGGTCGCAATGATCCCCGGAACCGGTGAATACACATTGGCGACGTCACAGGTGAACTTTAAGAACAAAGGGAAAAGTTGGGCCACCAACGCGCATTCAGCGTCTGGAATGACCGATTTTCTGGCTTCGACGCGCGCTTTGCGAACTGAACTTCCCAATTGCGATGCCGCATCTTTGGTTGTGTCTTGGTTCGGCGACGACCTGCGGTGCAACGCTTGCCAGATACGTCCAAAGATTGAACAAAACAGCCTGGATAGCAGAGACATGCCGTGGGCTGTGTCGGACCAGAATCGAGGCAATGCGGGTGTTGTGGCCAAGGAAAATGGCCGCCCGGTCTATGGTGGAACACCCGCGGATGCGGCTGTGGTCGAGGCGATCCGCCATCTGAACAAGACCGGCAAAAGGGTCATGTTCTATCCATTTATTTTGATGGAGCAATTGAAGGATAACGGGCTGCCGGATCCATGGTCTGACGCGACAAACCAGCCACATTTGCCGTGGCGGGGGCGGATCACGCTGGACGTGGCGCCTGGGCGTGCCGGGTCACCGGATCAGACAGCCGCCGCAGATGCTCAGGTGGCTGCGTTCTTTGGAACAGCGCGGGCGCATGATTTTACGATCAACCCCGAAGCACTTGACCCGGATAATGACTCTGATCGCGACACACTTACGCCGCCATTGCTTGGAGGGCGTGCGGATGATCAAGGGCGAGGAGAGCTGATTTGGTTCGGCGAAAACGGTTTGTTAGCGGGGCTTGGCGTTGGCGAAGGACCTATTATTGCAAAGGAAATCATCTCGTATTCAGGGCCGCAGGAATGGAGCCTGCGCCGCTTCATTCTGCACTATGCCATGTTGTGCAAAGCCGCGGGTGGTGTGTCGTCTTTTTGCATATCCTCAGAAATGCGTGGTCTGACGCAAATACGCGGGGCATCTGGCTTTCCCGCCGTTGCGCAACTGCGAGCCCTGGCGGCAGAAGTCCGTCAGATTCTGGGCCCGAATACGAAAATCAGTTATGCAGCGGATTGGTCCGAGTATTTTGGCTATCAGCCTGAAGGCAGTGATGACAGGTATTTTCACCTCGATCCACTGTGGGCAGACGACAACATCGACTTCATAGGCATCGACAATTACATGCCGTTGTCCGATTGGCGCGATGGTGAGAACCATCTGGACGCCCAGGCCGGTGCCCCGTCTATCTACGATCTGGATTACTTGCGCAGCAACATCGAGGGCGGGGAAGGTTATGACTGGTATTACGCCTCGCCCGAAGAGGCCGATGCACAGATCAGAACCCCCATCGAAGACGCAGCGCATGGCGAGGCATGGGTGTGGCGTTACAAGGATCTGCGCAACTGGTGGTCGAACCCCCATCACGAAAGGATCGATGGGATGCGCCAACCCAACCCAACGGATTGGGTGCCGGGTTCAAAGCCGATCTGGTTCACCGAACTAGGCTGTGCAGCAATTGACAAAGGCACCAACCAGCCCAACAAGTTTCTGGACCCCAAGTCTTCGGAATCGCTGTTGCCTGCGTATTCGAACGGATTGCGGGATGATTTCATTCAGGCGCAATACCTGACGGCGACTCTTGGGTATTGGAACGATCCCGCAGTCAATCCTGTGTCACATATCTATGGCTCTCGGATGCTGGACTTGGCGAACGCTTACGTCTGGGCCTGGGACACTCGTCCATTTCCTACGTTCCCCAATCTGCAAAGACAGTGGGATGATGGTAAGAACTATGCCCGTGGGCATTGGCTGAACGGGCGGTCCGGATCGCGCACGCTTGCATCTGTCGTGACCGAAATATGCCATGGGGCAGGTGTGACGGATATTGACGTCTCGCGGCTTTATGGCGTGGTTCGGGGATATGTCATCGAAGATGTGACCAATGCGCGATCTGCGTTGCAGCCCTTGATGCTGCGGTATGGTTTCGACGCGATCGAACGGGACGGTCAATTACGGTTCCATATGCGCGACGGCTACGGTGCGGTCGCGCTGAACTCCGATCATCTTGCTGTAAGTAGCGATCTGGAGGGTACGCTGGAACACAGGCGCGAGGCCGAAGCCGAAATGACCGGGCGGGTTCGTCTGCGATTTGTGCAGTCAGATGCCGACCATGAACTGGTTGCCGAAGAAGCCGTGCTGCCCGAAGATAAAACCCATGCTGTGTCCGTGAACGAAATGCCCTTGTCGATGACGCGCACGGAAGGCCGTCAGACGGCCGAAAGATGGCTCAGCGAAGCTCGGGTTGCGCGTGATACTGTCAGGTTTGCATTGCCACCTTCGCAATTGCATCTGGGGGCGGGGGACCTGGTTCGGTTATCGGATGCTGAAAACAGCCCTATCTACCGCATCGACCGTCTGGAAACATCTGACTTGCAATTGGCCGAGGCGGTCCGGGTTGAACAAGGCGTCTATAAAGCGTCGGAATTGAAAGATGACAGGCCGACAGTCAAACCCTATGCCGCGCCAACGCCTGTATTGCCGATCTTTCTGGATCTGCCGTTGATCACCGGGGCGGAAACGCCGCATGCTCCGTATCTTGCCGTGTCGCGCGATCCTTGGCCTGGTGCCGCTGTTGTTTACTCTTCGTCCAGTGACGAATCGTACACTTTAAGCGACATCATCCAAAGGCAGGCAGTTGTTGGCACCACGGAAACACCACTGCACCGCGCCAAAACGGGGGTTTGGGACGAAGGCCCCGCGCTGCGGGTCAAGCTTGTCTCGGGTCAATTGGAATCGCGTACGCGCGGATCGGTTCTGAATGGCGTTAACCTGGCGGCCATCGGTGATGGGTCGCCCGGTAATTGGGAGGTATTCCAGTTCTCTGACGCGACCCTGGAAGCGCCCGGTGTTTATGCCCTGAGCGGCCGTCTCAGGGGGCAACTGGGTACGGATGCGCTGATGCCGGATGTCTGGCCGGATGGGTCCGTGTTTGTGTTGTTGAACACGCAGATCCAGCAGATCAACTTGCGACGCAATGAACGTCGAATGGCCAAGCACTATAGGATCGGCCCGGCAAACCGACGCTATGATGACCCGTCTTTCCAACATCTGATCGCCTCGTTTGATGGTAACGGACTGCGCCCTTACGCTCCGGCGCACTTGAGTGTGCAATCCAGCTTATCCGGTGATGCATTTAGCTGGATACGGCGCGCGCGTCTTGACGCTGACGATTGGTCGGGATTTGAGATTCCATTGGGCGAGGAAAGCGAATCTTACCTTGTGCGCATCCGTGCCAATGGCACCTTGATGCGCGAAGAACTCATCGCCGAGCCGTACTGGACTTATTCTGCGTCCATGAAGGCGGCGGATGGGGTCACTGGCGCGTACGAGCTTAATGTGGCGCAGGTGTCGGCGATCTATGGCCCCGGTTTGTCGTCGCGTTTGACAGTGCGGCTGGTGATCTGA